ACAGCTGCGCTTAAATCAGTGGGTTAAGCAAGCGGTGCGCTGGATGCCGATGGAGAAGTGGGACAAATGCGCATTCTCCGTTGACGAGGACGAACTGGAGGGGCGCGTCTGCTATGGCGGCCTTGACCTTTCTTCAACAACGGATATAACGGCATTTGTGCTTGTTTTTCCACCGATTGATGAGGAAGATAAATACATAATTCTGCCGTATTTCTGGATTCCAGAGGATAATCTGACCCTGCGTGTTAACCGCGACCACGTTCCTTATGATGTGTGGGAGCGTCAGGGTTTCTTGCAGACCACCGAGGGCAACGTGGTTCACTACGGTTTCATCGAGCAGTTCATAGAAATGCTCGGCGAGCGCTTCAATATCCGAGAGATAGCTTTCGACCGTTGGGGCGCTGTGCAGATGGTTCAGAACCTTGAGGGCATGGGCTTCACTGTCGTGCCTTTCGGACAGGGCTTTAAGGATATGTCACCGCCGACCAAGGAACTGATGAAACTGGTGCTTGAACAGAAGATAGCCCACGGCGGTCACCCGGTTCTGCGGTGGAACATGGACAACATCTACATTCGCACCGACCCTGTCGGAAATATCAAGGCCGATAAGGAAAAATCCACTGAAAAGATTGACGGAGCTGTGGCAACAATTATGGCGCTTGATCGTGCTATCCGCTGTGGAAATGACCACAGGGCGAGTGTTTATGATGAAAGAGGACTGTTATTCTTATGAGAGGTGAAACAACATGAGCATATTTTCCGGGCTATTTAAGTCAAGGGACAAGCCCAAAAACAGCACCGCCGGCAGCGCCTACCGCTTTTACATGGGCAGTTCTACCGCAGGAAAGAACGTCACCGAGCGTTCCGCGATGCAGATGACCGCCGTGTATTCCTGCGTTCGTGTGCTGTCGGAGGCAGTGGCAGGATTACCCTTGCACGTTTACAAATATCGTTCGGATGGACTGGGGGCAGCTTCTGCCGGAAATGAGAAAGCCGTATCGCATTCGCTTTACAGCTTGCTGCACGATGAGCCGAACCCCGAAATGACCTCGTTTGTTTTCCGTGAAACGCTTATGACGCACCTGCTACTGTGGGGAAACGCTTATGCACAGATTATCCGCAACGGAAAGGGCGAGGTGGTGGCTCTCTACCCGCTTATGCCGAACCGAATGACCGTTGACCGTGACGAGAACGGGCGGTTGTACTACAAATACTACCGTGGGAACGATGAAGCAATCCGCAATAAAGAATATGAGGTCGTTCTCTCACCTTACGATATTCTGCATATCCCCGGACTTGGGTTTGACGGGCTTGTTGGCTACTCGCCGATCGCAATGGCGAAGAACGCTATCGGACTTGCCATCGCGACCGAGGAGTTCGGAGCAAAGTTCTTTGCAAACGGCGCGGCGCCAAGTGGCGTCCTTGAACACCCCGGTACGATAAAAGACCCGTCAAAGGTTCGTGAGGCGTGGCAGTCGCAGTTCGGTGGGAGTTCCAACAGCGGAAAGGTCGCTGTACTTGAGGAGGGTATGAAATACACTCCCATCAGTATTTCGCCCGAACAGGCACAGTTCCTTGAAACACGCAAATTTCAGATAAACGAAATTGCTCGAATTTTCAGAGTACCGCCCCACATGGTCGGTGACCTTGAAAAATCGAGCTTTTCTAATATCGAGCAGCAGTCCCTTGAATTCGTGAAATACACCCTTGAACCCTGGCTTGTGCGGTGGGAACAGAGCATGATTCGTTCCTTACTCACCCCAAGCGAGAAGCAGGAGTATTTCATCAAGTTCAATGTTGACGGACTGCTGCGCGGTGACTACGCAAGCCGCATGAGCGGGTACGCCACCGCAAGGCAAAACGGCTGGATGTCCGCAAACGACATTCGGGAGCTTGAGAACCTCGACCGTATTCCTGCAGAGGACGGCGGCAACCTATATCTCATAAACGGCAATATGACTAAGTTGGCTGACGCAGGTATCTTTGCGGCAGGCAGCGGAAAGGAGGATTCCGATGAAGAAATTCTGGAAGTGGACGAACAAGATGATACAGAACGAAGAAACGCAGGAGCAGAACCCGGAGAGAACGCTGTTCCTCAACGGCACTATCGCAGATGAAAGTTGGTTTGACGATGACATCACACCGCAGCTTTTCAAGGAGGAATTGCTGTCCGGCAGCGGAGATATAACCGTCTGGATAAACTCGCCCGGCGGGGACTGCGTTGCTGCGGCGCAGATTTACAATATGCTCATGGACTATCACAGAAATGTAACCGTGAAGATTGACGGCATAGCCGCAAGCGCCGCTTCAGTCATTGCAATGGCGGGAAACAAGGTGCTGATGTCCCCGGTTTCAATGCTGATGATACACAACCCCATGACGGTTGCTATGGGCGACACAGCCGAAATGCACAAGGCGATATATATGCTTTCCGAGGTCAAGGAAAGCATTATGAACGCCTACGAAATCAAGACCGGAATGAGCCGCGCAAAGATTTCTCACCTCATGGACGCAGAAACCTGGATGAACGCAAACAAAGCGGTTGAACTCGGCTTTGCGGACGGAATTCTTGCCCGTGAAGAACCTATGGAGGAACAGCCCGCTAACGCTCTGATGTATTCAGAAGCGCAGGTGGTTAATTCGCTTATGGGCAGGATCGCAGAAAAGTGTAGGATTGTGCCGAAAACAGAACACAAAACCAAAGCCGAGGATTTATTTTCTCGGCTCGATTTAATCAAGAATTGGAGGTAACACACATGACTATTATGGGACTGCGCGAAAAGCGCAACAAGGCGTGGGAAGCCGCAAAGGCTTTCGTTGAAACCAAGCGCGACAAGGACGGGCTTCTGTCTGCAGAGGACGCGGCTTCCTACGCTGAAATGGAACAGAAGATAAAGGACTACGGCACTGAAATCGAGCGTATGGAGCAGATGGCGGCTATGGACGCGCAGCTTTCCAAGCCTACGTCAGTTCCTCTCACCGGCAAACCTATGAACGGTGGTAAGCCCAAGTCCGGCAGAGCAAGCGATGAGTACAGGGCGGCAATGCTGAACGCTCTCCGCACGAATTTCAGACAGGTGTCAGATGTGCTTTCCGAGGGCGTTGACGCAAACGGCGGTTATCTTGTTCCCGAGGAGTACGACAGCCGCCTTATCGACACGCTGACCGAGGAGAACATCATGCGAAAGCTCGGTCACACCATCACCACCAGCGGCGAACATAAAATCAACATTGCCGCCACCAAGCCCGCCGCAGCGTGGATTGACGAGGGTGGAGCGCTGTCTTTCGGTGACGCGACCTTTGCGCAGATAAACCTTGACGCGCACAAGTTGCACGTTGCGGTTAAGGTGACTGAGGAGCTGCTCTACGACAACGCTTTCGGGCTCGAAAGCTACATCATCGACCAGTTTGCAAAGGCGCTTTCCAATGCGGAGGAGGACGCTTTCCTCAACGGTGACGGCAAAGGAAAACCTCTCGGAATTTTCGCTGAAACAGGCGGCGGTACTGTCGGTGTGACTGCGGCGAGCGCTACTGCTATAACCGCTGATGAGATAATCAACCTTGTGTACTCTCTCAAGCGCCCGTACCGCAAGAACGCAAAGTTCATCATGAACGACCAGACTATTGCGGCGCTCCGAAAGCTGAAGGATAACAACGGCGCATATCTCTGGCAGCCGTCACTCCAGGCGGGCGAGGTCGACAGGCTGTTCGGCTACGAGGTCTACACTTCTCCGTATGTCCCCACAATCACCGCAGGAAAGCCTGTAATCGCATTCGGCGATTTCAGCTACTACAACATCGGCGACCGCGGCACTCGCTCCTTTGCGGAACTCAAGGAACTGTACGCAGGCAACGGCATGGTCGGTTTTGTCGCAAAGGAGCGTGTGGACGGAAAACTGATTCTTCCCGAAGCAGTACAGATTCTCAAGATGAAAGCCGGCTCGGGTTCTTCCGGCGGCTAATAGGCGGTGACTATGGACGAGCTTCTGACAAAAGTCAAGCAGAACCTCATACTTGAACATTCGGCAGACGATGAACTCATAAAAGGGTTCATCACCGCCGCTGTTTCCTATGCCGAAAGCTATCAGCATTTGCCCGAGAATTACTATTCAGAAAACGCAATGCAG